AGAGATATATCTAAAATAAAAGTTCCTGATACCTTCATGAAGCAGATACTCGGGGAGCAGTTTACTCCTCAAGATGCCGAACCTGCTGATAGTATCCCAGAACTTGTTTGGACAGAAAATGAACCTAAAGAAGAACCTAAGCAGGAGACTCAGTTAATGACTGAAGAAACTGCACAGGAGCTTGTTCCTCTTCTACGACAAGTTATAGATCTATTACAGGAGATGACCACAACTGGTAGTATTGGTGTTAACTTAGCTGGACCTCAAAAGAATGTTCCTTTTGAGCAGATAGAAAAGAAGCTAGGTTATGTTAAACCTAAAGTAAAAGCACTTAGCACTCGTTCTCAAGTTCTTAAAGCATCAATAAAAGCAAGAATAACTAAATGAAAATAGTAGAAGTTCTAAACTCATTACTTGAAGCCAGAGGTTCTAAATCTGGTCGTGAAGTTTATGCATCCAAAGAAGGTACTAAACGTAACGTAAAAAAATCATTTAAAGGTAGAGTTAGAACTTACAACAGTATTAGTGATGCTTTAAATACTGGTCAATACGGTGAAATCTTTACTACTAAAGCTGCTGGAAGATTATATGTGATTTCCAAAGGTAAATGGGGTGCTAAAAGCGGAAGAGGAAAAATTGCTAAAGGATTTACTCCAGGAAGTGCAACACCTTCTGCTGGTTGGAGTAGCATCAAGAAGCACGCAGCAAGAACCATGTTACGCTATGGAAGAGCTTCTGATAAGTTAGCTCAAACTTATGGAAGTAGATCAATCAAGAAAGCTAGAGGATTAAAGTACAAATAATGCAGTTACTACAAGACATATTCATAATAGAAAAACTTCAAGTTCTTAACGAAGGAGCAGCCAAAGATACCATGAAAATTCGTGGTGTGTTTGGTCGTTGCAACGAAAAGAATAATAACGGACGTATTTATCCTACAACCGTTTTAGAAAGCCAATTAAAGAAAGTTCAACCTTTAATTCAAGAGCGTAGACTTTGTGGTGAATTAGATCACCCATCAAATGATACCGTAAAACTTTCCAATGCTTCTCACTTAATTACGAAGCTTGAAATAAAGGGTAATGAACTTATAGGTGAAGCAGAGATTCTTAAGACTCCTGCTGGTCTAACTGCAAAGGCTTTAATAGATGGTGGCGTTCGTATTGGTATTTCTTCCCGTGGTATGGGTACACTCTCTGAAGATGCCCAAGGTAATAAGATCGTTAATGAAGATTATAGACTAGTTACATTTGATCTTGTAGCCGATCCATCTACAAGAGGTGCATTCCCTTCATTAGCTGAATCTACTCAATCAAGATTTGCAAGAGAATCTCAAACCAAGTTACAAAAAGAAAGTAACTTTGTAACTTTACTTAAATCTCGATTGAGAGAAGAATATGATTTAGTATTAACTGAGAAAAGAAATCGAAATCGACCTCAACCACCACCTCCACAAACTCCACCACCTCCACCACCTCCTCCATCCCCTTCTGACACAGAAGATGAAGAAGAAGATGATAAAGAAGTTGTTAGAAGACCATCAAGAGAACGACCTGGATTTAAAGATACAGGAAGTTACTGGGGTAATCTTAGATCTTCACTAGGTCAAATATATCATCAACGAGCATTAGCTGCTGAAAAGGAAAGACAAGCGAAAGCTAAAGAACCAAAAGCTCCTTTAGGTCAAAGAATAGGATCTTTTGCAAGAAAAGCGGTTAGAGCCCCTGGAGAGTTTTTATCTGGATTAAAAAAGGGTTGGGCTGGTGAGCATACTGAATATCATCGTATAGGTTTAATCATAGCAGAGTCTATGGGACTTATAGATGAAGCAAGAATCGTTACAGGTAGAGGAAGACTCCACACAGGTGTAAAGTCTAAAGTAGCAAAAAGATATAAGGGAATGATAGATAAAAAACCTAGAAGTGGTAAATTCCAAATAGGTAAATTAACAACTTATACAGGTGTAGGTGGTAAAGGTGGACCAACAATTTCGGTAACAGATGAAGAAGAAGATTAATTATGAACAATACTTATAAATACATAGGGCTACTTATAGCCGAGGCTTTAAATTTAGTAGAAGCTAATTGGGGTCGTCCTGTACGAAGACCTACATCAACAGGTCCAGTGAATCCTCATTCTCATATGAAAAGAGAACATCCAGTAAAACAAGTGGTTGTTAAGCCTGAAGAACCTAAACCTCAAGAACCTAAGAATCCTAAGAAGACTTGAAAAACAACGCATACATTTTTTAAAAAAATTTATTTTTTTAAAGAATCATTAATAGATATATTTAACCTAGGAGATTATTCATGAATAAATTAAAGAATATTGCTGATATTCTTCCCGAAGGACTTGACCAGTCTACTGTTGAAGCTATTTTTCAATTAGTAGACGCTACAATTAATGAGCAAGTCGAAGAGAAGATTGGTTTACTTGAGGCAAAAGTTAGTGCCTATCTAAGAACCAAAGTAGATCAGCTTAAGGAACAAGCTCTTACTGAGCTAAGTGAGGAGAACGAAGTATTCCGTAATGCCCGTCTCTTTGAATCGGTAAGAACTTTAATGGCTCTAGAACTTAACAGTGGTGATGAAGATAATGCTCTTTCTGAAATGACCAATCAACATGGTGAACTTCAGGAAGAGTTTGATGTTTTAACCGAACAAGTTAACAAGCTTGTCGTTGAAAATGAAAAACTTCAAAGCACTGTTAAGGTTCTCAAAGATAAAGTATCCCTATCGGAGGGTACTGTTGAGAAACTCAAGGGTCAAAAAGCACAGCTTCTCGAAGAGGTCGAGAATCTAGTCGCTGCTCGGGATGAGGCTTTTAAGTCCTCTGAACAAGCTGTTGTTGTAACCAAAGCGGATAAGGTTATCACTGAAGAAAGAGCGCATAATAGAAATGCGTTCTTAACAGATGAGGTCATGAAGTTCATGCCCTTCTCCCAAAATAAATAAGGGATTTAATTTATGGATTTAATGCATCGTACAGATGATTCGCTTGTCCAAAAGTGGGAGCCTGTCCTTGAGGGCATCGGAAACGATTACACTCGTCGTGTAACGGCTCAACTTCTTGAGAACCAAGCAAAGTCGATTGTTCAAGAGCGGCTTGATGAAGTTACTGCCAACGCTACCACCACTGGTCAGCTTGGCGTTTTCCAAAAGTTCGCTTTCCCCCTAGTTCGTAGAGTTTATCCAGACCTAATTGCTAACAAGATCGTTGGTGTTCAACCAATGCAAGGACCCGTCTCACAGGTTTTCTACATTGGTAATACTCGCGCTATTGGTGGCACTCGTCAAACCATTTATAGCAAGTATAATCTAACTTATCGTGGTGGTGCTGCTTGGCCTATTGGTTCACAGCGACAAGATGCTATTGGTAATACAGCACCTAATATACAAGGTACATTTAGAACTGCGGCAGGATTATTTGCTGCATCCGGCCCAGGTCTAGATGGTGATGCTGCTGCTGGTGCTGGTTTCGACGTATCGAACGTACTAAACACTCTAAGTGGTTCTACACAATTAGTGGGTGCTGGTGCTCCTTCAGGTACATTCGGTGGTTCAATTGCTGCTTGGCCTAACACAAGTGCAATTTATGGATATACCCTATCAGCAGGTGAGCGTCTAACTGGAACGGGCATCCCTGAAATGACCTTCCACATCGAGCAAGAGGCAGTTGTAGCAAACACTCGTAAGATGCGTGCATTGTGGACTCTTGAGGCTTCGCAAGATCTCAAGGCTTATCACAATCTCGATCTAGAGCGTGAACTAACTGAACTCCTCTCGAAGGAACTTCAACTTGAAATCGACCGTGAACTCATCGAAGATCTTCGCATGATTGCTTACGGTTTCCGTGGTCGTACATTAGGTGGTGCTAACCAAAACCTAATGGATAATGATTACGTTAGCCTAGGATCTTTCCCTGGTATCCAAAGCAACGAACGAGTTGTAGACTTTATTCCTCAACAGTTTACCTACGACTTTAACGGTGGTCAAGGAACTACCACTGATAAAGAATTAGCTGGTGTAACAGGTGCATCAGGATCTAACGTCTTTGTTATAGACTTTACACAGAGCACAGTTCCATTCTATGCTCGTCACGTTGGTGAAGTTTATGCAAACTTGTTAGCACTTATTAACCTTGCTGCACAAGATATTTACCGTACCACAATGCGTGGTCCTGGTAACTGGCTACTAACTTCACCACTAGTTGCTTCACTTCTAGAAAGTGCTGCCAAGCTAGAAGGGGGTATCGCCCGCGAAGATGGTCCAACAAACATGGGTGCCAACAGCATTCAGTTCAAGGGCAAGTTCATGGGTCGTTACGATCTCTATGTTGACCCCATGTTCCCACAAGATGAAATCCTTGTAGGCTATAAGGGTTCAAATGCTATGGACGCTGGATTCATCTACGCCCCATACATCCCACTACAACAGCTACCCACAATTACGGATCCTGAAACCTTCCAGCCAAGAAAGGGTATCCTCACCCGCTATGGTAAGGTTCAGATTCAGCCATACAACAGATTCTATCGCATGATCAGAATCGTTGGTCCAACGGCTAACTACCTCTTCACACCATTCGCTAGAAGTACTGGTACTTTAGGTAACACTAGCTTAGGTTACTAATAACTGAATAGGTACTAATTAAAAGGGCCAGAGGATTTTTTGTCCTCTGGCCCCTTATCTTTCCTATATAACTATAAGGATTATGTATAAATATAGAAGCAAATGCAGATGGAATATGCTTCTCCACATAGACGGAGAGGTAGTAGAGATAAGACCATCTGAATTATTTGAGTCTAAGATTTTAATAAATTCTAGATACTTAGAGCTAATCGAAGAACCTAAATTAGAAGAACCCAAAAGTAATAAGAAAGTAAAAGAGTAATATGGTAGTAAAAGTAGATCCTGTGTTACTTTATTATGGAGATACCTTTGGTACTTATGCTGGTAAGTATCTTGGAGATACAGACATATATTCTACAGCCATAGATTCTTCTAAACTAAATACTGGCACATTTGACGAGGGTGTTGAGTTAACTCTCTTTGAGAAGACTATAAAAGATTTTATATTAGCTCGCTTAGGTCATCCCGTTGTAAGAGTTGAATTAACAGACTTTCAAATTAAGACTGCGATAGATGAAGCTATCACCAATCTAGATTATCATGCTCCATTTTGGACGACACAAATGGCTGCATTTAATGCGATTGCTGATGTTAATATGTATATGATTCCTACGCATATTGCTTATAATTTAACCTATTGCGTTTATAAGAAATCTTTACTTAGTTTCCAGAACATGGCTGGGACTCTTGAGTTTGATTTCTTTATTAAGTACTTTCAAGATAACTTCTTGATGTCTAACTTTAACGTCTCTGATTTTTATCTAATGCAGATGAATTTAGAGATGATTAGAAAAGTATTAAGCCAAGAAGGTTCTTGGGATATAATAAATGGTAATGTTTTACAGTTGTATCCAGCACCTGCCGTAGATGGTGAAACTGTAATACTAGTTTATCGTGCATTAGATACTGCTACGATGCATCCCTATTATAAAAACTGGATTCAAAGATTTGCTCTTGCTGTTGCCAAGGGAATCCTTGGTGAAATAAGAGGAAAATATTCTTCACTTCCATCTCCTGGTGGTGGAGCAACATTAAATGGTAGAGATTTATTACAATCAAGCCAGATGGAGAAAGAAAAGCTCAAAGAAGAGCTTCTACTTGAAATTGAAGAACCACCAGTGTTCACATTATTCTAAAGGATTATTATGAAAAAAGATTTAGCAGCGTTATATCCACCATATGATAAAGTTACTAGAGGTGACGTTATTGCCGGACGTTTAAAGGGTATGAAAGGTAAAATGAAAGGTAAGAAGGAAGCCATGAAGAAGAAAGCCAAGAAGAAGAAATTACAAAAGGAATGGAGTGTATATCATCAAATGGGTATTCACTTAGCAGAGGCTCTAGGTATAGTTGCAGAACAAAAAAACCCAAAACCAAAAAAATCAAAACCAACTGATGTTTTACCAAAAGAAATGCCTACGGCTAAACAAGTTGGAGCAGGAATGTATAAAGGAAAATAATAATTGGCAAAAAAGAACTATAAAGTAACTACAAAGTTACCTCAGCTACCAGATGTGTCAGATGGCGAAAGCCTTCTGAATATGTTTGATCAAGAAAACCCAGACATTAACTTATTCAATTTAGTTGATGACGAGTTGATTCGTTTGGCTGGTAGCAAGTTCTATTTTTATAAATATTATCAAACTGATGAATATGATCCTGTCTATATGGAATCTAGAACAAAACCTATTGCTAAAATTCCTATAGTAGTTCATGGACACTATGATCCTATTTCTTTAGGAGAAGAGTTAACTCAGTTTGGAATTCAACTTACTAACGATCAAATGTTTACTTTTAATAAGAGTTACATTGAAAGAAAAATCGGTCGTTCAGTAATTCCTGGTGATATTATTAAGCCATTCTTTCAAAATCAAAAGTATGAAATATATCAGGTTGTAGAAGATAGTTTTGAAGCATATGGAGTTTATCACTTAGTATGTTCTGCTAAACTTCTAAGAGATAACTCTGAGATTCAGGATACACCATTAACAAAAGTTAGTGATGAATTAGGTGGTTACGCTGGAATAGACAATGATCAGAGCTAATTATAATTCTGATGATTTATCTACATCATGGGACTCCTCTGCTTTTACTAGCAGAGGAGATAAGTATCCTACCAGAGAAACCGATGTAAGAAAAAGAATATTCAAAATGACTCAAGCTAAACATAACGTATCGTTTGTTTACAAAGAATGCTTGAGA